CTACGTCGCTCATACTAAAAAGTCCTCTTCAGGTTGCTTTGGTTTTTTGGGTTTACCCACTTTTTCGGGTTTCTCACTTTTCTCAGCTACAAGGGCAGCCGCCTGCGCCTTGTATGCCTCGAATTCCTTGAATACCTGCTTAATGTCGGGCTTGGGTTTCTTGTTCTCATTTGCCCGGTTAATTAGGTCATCGAATCTTGATAAATCAGCCAATGTTTACGTTCCTCGCTTGTGTTTTCTCTAGCTCCAGCTCCTCCTCGTCCATCTCGACCTTGTGAGCGTGCTGCTTCACGTCGATCATGGTCTTGGTCTCTTCGTTCTCCTCGTGAAACTCCTGCTTCAGGGACTCTAGCTGAACCCGGTTGGACTCCTTCAGCGCATCCAGCTCTAGCTGGCCCTCTACAACAGCCGTTTGGCGATCTGCCAGTTGCGCTTGGAACTGCATCTGCTCCATCTGCATCTGCTCCTGAGCCTGCTGCTGCTGCTGCTGCATCTGCTGCTGCTGCATCTGCTGCTGCTGGTAGGCGGGATCGTTTGGATCTTGCAGGAACGCCGCACCGTCCTTGATGTTCAGCAGCTCAAAGGCCCGGGACAGAAGGGCGTGGCGCTGCTGCTGGCCGTAGAGGCCGCCAGCGGTTGGGTCTGCTGGGTTGGAGCTGAACTGGGTGTCCAGAGTCAGCAGCTTCTGGGCCTCTGCCTGCTGCTCCTCCGGGGTCAGTGCCACGGCCACCGTCATCTCGGTGCGGTCACCAAGCGCCGAGGGCGTTACGGGCTGGAACGATCCATCGAGCTGTAGCATCACGGTCTCGTTCTCGTACTCCACGCCCAGCCTGTACAGGTCCTGCATCAACGGCTTCAGGAAGTTCTCAGCGAAGTTGCGGCACATGACCATGATCCGCCGGTTGCTGGCGTCCATAAACGTATTGATTAAGTCGGAGCTGTTCTGCTTGCTGATCGCAGTTGTGTCCATGCCCCGCGACATCCTGCTGGAGCCAGATCGCTGCTCTTTTTCTTGCTCGAAGTTTTCGATGGCGGCGTATACGTTGCTGTTTAGCTGCGGAGTGGGCAGGGGCCGCACCACGCTCTCAGGGTTCGGCGACATTACATCCACCACGGCGCCAACTCTGTTGTCTAATAAGTCGCGTGGGTTCTTCACTAGGCTGAGGTTCGCAACCCAGCGGCTGGTGGTGGTCAACATAAGGTGATCGACCACGCCGCGCTTGAGTGAGGACATAGTCTTCTGCAAGTCACATAACTGGTCCGCCAGCGACATGCCATAGAAGCGATGCGGAAGCGGGAAGGGCGTAAAGGTGCGGAAAGGCATCTCGGCCACCATCTCGATGTCCAGCATCACCCGGCGGCTGTGGATGCACTTGTAGTAAACGCACTCATTTAACTCGGGATCGTGGCGCTTGATGTAAGACTCGTACAGCGTCACATACTCCCTGTCCCGGGAGTCATCCAAGCCAAAGCGGTCATGGCGGAAGCTATCGACGGAGTCTCGACCAATCGAGCCATCCTCCTTCAGCATGTCCTCCTCGTCGAGCTTGGCGACCACATCGGGATCGAAGCCCTCAGACAGCAGCTCGCCACGGGTACGCGCCATGCGGTGCGAGCAAAAATCAGAGTCCTGCACGGTCTTGGCGCGTGGGTTGATCAAGAAGTCTTCAGGCTCCACGGTCTCGACGCAGACCTTGCTGATGTCGATGCGGCGGCGGGTGGAGCCAGAAATCGCCACCTGAGAGTAGGCGGCTCCGGTCTGCTCGTCCACGACCTCGACCGACTCCTCCATCATCTCAATCAGCTCCACGTCGGGCGCTGACATCATGACGTTGAACTCGTTCTCGCTGAACTGCTCAAACTCCTCGGACTCGTAGCGGTAGTCTGCCTTCCAATACCTTTTCACCACCCCGGTCTTGGCAACCAGCGCGTCGTGGATTACATCCGCGAGGATCTTGTAGCCGTTGTTCTGGCGGTAAAAGTTGTAGTTAGTCCACGCGCTAGCCAGCCGGGCGGTGTTCACATCGTCTGGAGACTGCGGGTCGAAGCGGCAGATGTTCCTGTCAGCCGAGAAAGTTTCTAGCATGAGCGCCTTGCAAGCCTCGACAGCGTCAAAAACATCTCGGCTTACATGCTGAGAGCGGCCACGGACCTCGTTCCCCATCGGCTCGCCGTAATAATATCGGTGGGCCTTATCACGCTGATCACCTACCTCAGAATTGGCGTATGTGTCAGCCGCATCAATATTCCGCTCCAGTGTCGAGAGCAGCTCCTGCTCGTCAATAATCATACTCATGGCTTGTGTATCCTTCTTTGTTTCCAAGTTGATGCTGCTCTGCGTTGTTTTGACCAAATCGGGTCACTGATATGGCCGCGTAGCGTGTAGCGTCCATCAAGTCGTCGAATTCTTTGTGAATCTTCCCCTTCTTCCTGTGATATCTTCTGAACTCCTCGAACCAAGGGGATAGAGTGTTAAAAACCTGTAATCTGCCGGTTCGGAACCGCTCTAACATTTCCATCAAACCGGGTTCGACGTAGTTTGTGCCGTCGGCGTTGGTGAAGCGGCCAACCATCAACACCCCGGCCTCGGTATACATCTCTGCAAGCGTCTTGCCGGAGCCTTTCTCGGTGGAGTCGCCGTCGTGGGGGTAGATCATTGGGATTGTTTTGCCGCGAGACTTGATGGCAGAGGCGTGAACCGCCGGTATCTCGCCCTCTTTCTTGTAAATGTCATATACATAGATACAGTCGTTATCTGGGTTGTAGGCCGTCCACACAACGGTTGTGGGGTGGGTTATTCCAAAGTCGATGGCCGCCAGTTTTTTGTAGTGGCCCGGTATTTCGAAGGGATCGCACTTAACGACCTCCTCGGAGAGCGCGAACACCATGCCCTCGCCAAGCACCGGGATGCCCTTGGAGCGCATGTCTCTTTGATACTCGGGAATCGCAGCCAGTAGCTGCTCCTTGGTCTCTTTGTTTAGGTGCTTCGCGTCTTGCCAAGTGGCGTTTGCGAGGTGCTGCCCTTTGGCGCGGTTATCTAAGAACTGGCTGACAAGCTCAGTCACGCCATTTTCAGGCGTGAATGTCATCGTGACATAACCTCCTTCTCCGCCGTTCCCGGTGGCTGTACGGGTCAAACACTGGGGGTATATGGTAGGGTCAGTTGGCTCCTCATCGATCCAAATAAAATCTTGTGAGCTGCCCATTAGTACATGTTGGCCCTGTGTGTAAGACTTGAACGATACCAATGAGGTGTTGCCGGTGGCGTATCGGACCGCAACGTCTCTTGGCAATCTTGGAGTTCCCATTGCAGGGGTGACTTGATAGACCTGATCCTGCCGAACTAGGCCGTTGCCGTCGAACTTGCCGTCACCTAAATAGGCACCGAACAACTCCTTGACCACAACGTCTCGGAGCTGCTCACCAGATACCCCGAGGCACCAGACTGACACAGGCTTGTTGAATCTTATGCCTTTCCACCAGTCTGGGTACGCTCCCGTGAGGTGGTACGCTACCTCAACCGCCATAGAAAATGTTTTTCCAACTCGGTTTGCTGCCATAAGCAAACGCTGCTTGTTCTCGCCCCCGGCCTTGTAAAACTTTTGCTGCCACGGGTAGGGCTTGAAGTGGTCTAGCCGGTGGGTTCGCTTATGTTCCTTAACGACAGCGATGGCTTTGGCTATATCCGCCGCTTTTTCCTGCTGCTCTTCTGTCAGTTCAGGAGTCCCTTTTTTGCGAACCGCTTTTTTTGAAGTGCTTACTGTCACAAAACGCCCTCAGTATGTATCTCGATATACCCCGCGTAGCCCCCCCACGGGGGAGTCCCTGATTTGCGAAGCCGCTTTGACCCGGATTGCGCCCCGGAGCCTTGACGGCATCGAGATTCGTAAGTCATTGATTTCATTGAAGTTTTTTCCAACCCCTGCGGCTCGATGTACCAATTACTGTACCAAGAGGGCTGCACCCCCCGTCACAGCTCGACATATGACCCATGCCGTATCGGGCGCTATAGCTTAGATGGATCAATACCTGCGTCCTTCAGTGCCTCGATGGCTGCATCGAGCTGCACATCTACGCCCACTGAGCCGCTTACATCGACCTCCTGCCGGTCTGTCCAGCCGCCCCTATTCTTGAGGAAGAAGATTTGGGCACTGGTGGAGGGCTTGTCGGGGTTCGTGGCTCCATCGTACAGCGCGTTCGTCACGGCGCGGACGCCAGCGGCCTTCCCCGCCTTTAATACCTCTGCAAATTCTGTGTCATCTTTCTTGCGGCGCGTCATCGTTGACACATGTATCCCTAACATGTCTGCGATCTGCTGCTCCGACAATCCAATCTGGGCGTAGTGGTATAGATCATCGAGATCTATATCTTTTGTGTGTGCCATGTAATTCCCTTGGAAATCAGTTGCTTATGATTGCGGAGTATGCACCTACAACAATCAATTGGCTATACCACGGGCAGTTGTTTTTTCTACGCCCCTACGCCTCTACGCCTCTACTCCTCAAGGCACCCCGACTCACCGGCACGGCCCCAGTGCGCCACAGGCCCCGTCACATAAGGCCGTGCCGGGTATGTGCCATGTGCCGGGTTAAATTTTCAATCCATATGAGATTTACTTTCTTATCTTTTACTCTCGTCCCTCTGGATACACTTTTACCTTGTCTCTCTTATCTCTCTCTTAAATTAAAGAAAAAAGAGTAAGAAAAACAAGCACTTAGCTGCTCCGGGTTAATATCTCACAGACCGGCACAATTCTGCGCCACCCCGACTCCCCGGCACACACCGGGCATAAAAAAACCCTCGGGGCTTCGCAGCCGGGAGGGCTTAAAGAGAATGAAATTCACCTCCTTACGAGCGTGTGTGCTCTTTCTTAATCTTACCTATCTGGGACTGGTAGGCAAATGTCTTGACTACCTGCTCCCTAGACAGCGTACCGGCCTCGCGCTTGTATTCATCGGGGCCAACCCTTTGGATTGTACCGCCTTGATCGAGGTATTCCTGTAGAGCCTTATCGGTGGCCGCTCGCAGCGCCTCCCTGCCCTTATCGATTGAGGGCCTCAATGTAGCCGGTCCTCGGTCTCCAGTATCTCGACGCCTGCGCGGCAGCAGATCGACCAATACTCGTATGTGCGTCGCTCGACGCGCTGGTCGCCGTAGGGTTCCATGTCTATACATACCTCCTCGATCACGTCGCAAAGCTTGCCGCACTTGTCGCACATAAAATCAGTAACGGTCATAGCAGACGCCCCCCAGCTCTAGGTAATCGGTGTGCGTCCCTGAAAGAACGCGCTTGCAGTAGTCTGCCTCGGATGCCTTGGCGTCCTCATAGTCTGCGTTTCCCGCCATGCCCATCAGGGCAAACGTGAGGGCCGTTAGCCCTGCACCTATAAATATCTTCACGCTATATCCTCCATGAACCCCTCCCATCGGGCGCGGAACATTGCCTTTATCTTGGTCACTGACGAGGGCGATATGCCCAGCCTGTTTGCTATTCGTTGAGGGGAGTGGCCCTTACGGCTCCCTTCTATTACCCCCTCAACAATTCGAGGGTCTTGATCCAGCCTCGGCTGGGCGCTGGCGCCCTTGGCCCTTGGGCCGGTGAACATGCGCCCAAGGCGGCCATCCATGACCACCCTAGTCGCTTGGTAGAATCTATCACTCATTTGTCGTTGATACCCCATTTTGTTGTAAGTAAATGCGGCGGCGTGGATCGATTGGGGTGTCGTGACTAGAGGGGCCACCCGCGGTCATCGATCCTGTTTCACGTCTGGACATATGAGCCAGCACACACTGAGGCCGCCGCTCCCCTGCGGGAGATGCCCCGGAATCTAGTTAAACCCTCCAGATCCTTACCGCCTTACCGTCATCGACTACGCGGTGAGAGCACTTGCGGTTTAGCTTTTGCAGTTGATACCGAAGCGACGAGGAGGTGTACCCGGCGCTGCCGCCCTCTGGGATCAGCATCTTAACGCTGTCGCCGACCTTCATCTTGGCCGCCACGGCTGCCATGCCCTCCAGCTTCTTTGCCCTCTTGGGCATCTCGATCCCGGACTCGATGGCGATACCGCCGACCATTTTAATTTTTGCGCCGTGTGCAGCGGCGTACATTTCTAGGCGTCGATCCTCGGCGTATTCTCGTAGTGTCATGTCATCCCTCCATGGATGTCAGTTAATGTTGTGATGCAGTCGCATCGCGGAGCGCACCCATGCTATGCGCTCGACGTTGTGGCTGTATGCGGTAAAAGGGTGCCGGGGTTATTCCGCATGGGCCGCTTACGCGGCAAGCTCTGGTCGTTTCCATTCAAGCTCTGCGATCACCTCTTTCTTGGTGCAGCGTCCGCTCACGATGCGAGTGCCGTTCTCGGTAGCAACCCATCCGCTTCCGCTTTTGCGTACAACGATGTCCTCTGCGCCTTTGACTACCCACTCAGCAGCTTCGTTGCCAAAGCCGTTACCAGCCCAGAATGCGTCTGCTTTTTTAGTAAGCTTGATCATTTCGTTCTCCCTATGGGCCGCTTACGCGACCTCTTTTAGTTCAACCCAGCCCCAGCAAAATTCAACGTAGTCGATAACTCGTTTTTTGCTCCAGCTTTGAGGTAGCCACATATCTTCGCCATTCTCTAGGACAATCTGATAAGCCTTTCCAGTGACAACTTTGTTGGTGCGAAAGTTGATGTAGTCAGTGACTAGAGTTTTTCTGATGGTTCCGTTCATGTCGATCTCCGTTGTGTTTCTTGTTAAGACAAGACAGATCATACAGACATCTGTGGTAATGACAACTGTTTGTTGTCTCTTAACGCAAACTTTTTTCGAGGATATTTTGGCACCACCAATAGAGGTCGGACTCCTCCATGTCGTGCTTCATGAGGTTCACGCGCAGGCAGACGAGCTGCACGTTGCGGGGGCTGAACAGGTAGCCCTTGTCCTGATCGATACGATCTAACGAGACGTTTAAGTCTTTACCCTTCCGGCCCTTACCGTCCTTGGCGGCCTGCATCAGCACACCGCTGAGGGCGCAGCGTCCGCCCTGCTCGCCCCAGATTTGCATCACCTTGTCGATGTCGATCTCAAAAGAAAGTCCGCGCTTCTTGGCGCCATACTTTGCCTTGGCTAGCGTGTTTCTGAGGTAGTCCCTCGGGCTGTTGTTTTGTGTCTTGAACTCGGCGCGAGTCCTGCAAGGACGGCATGTATTCTCGATAGAACCATCTGGCCTCTTGTAGAATCTCGCGCTGCCTTTTTCCTCCCCGCAGACGACGCATTTTTTTGTATTCATGGAGTAAAATTATACGCCTAAAACGGCGCCTCATCCTCCCAGTTATCGGGGTCCAAGGGATCAAGCTCCTCGACGGCCTCGGCCTCGAACACGTTCTCCTCAATGTTATGGAACAAGTTGAAGGCCTTCAGCGCCAGCCGCGGGATCACGAACTGCACGAACCGCACCTGCCTGTTGCCGACACGCCTCCGGGTCTCGCCAGCGATCAGCCCCGGCATGCTGTGGAGCTGCTTCCAAAACATCGACTCCTTCTTCGAGTGCTCGAACCTGCCCTTCACGCTAGTGACGTAGCACTGGTACAGCGCGTTCTTCGGCTCGTCCTTGCCGAAATCCAGCACCTCACCGTTAAGCCTCTGCTCCCTGAACTCCCCGGCGTTGATCGAGTCCATCAGCCACTGATCGACCGAGTCAAGAGAGTAGAGCTTCTGCTCATCGAGCGCGGCGGTCTTGGGTGCCGATCTAACATCGACGGTGTTTAGGTCGAAGTGTTTGAAGAAGTGAAGCATGTGCTCGGCACCGCCGCGGTTGTACCAGTTTCGCAGTGCGCCAAAATACTTGGCGTCCTGTTGCTTCACGTTTGCCACGTCGAAAATAGCGAACCGGCGCTCGTCCAGAGATGCTGGCACCACCCACTGCTCGTTCGAGCTGAACAGGATGCGCGTGTAGTTTGCAGACGAGTAGGAGTCCATGCCCTTTCGCTCTACAGTGATGCGGCTGTTGGTCAGCAGATCCTTGAGCGCACCCTCGGCTGCCTTGTTGCGTGCCCAGTAAGCCTCGTCGCATTGCAGCAGCAGGGTGTCCTCAAGGTGCCGGTTAAACTTCCCGGTAACATGCTCGGCCTTGCTCACGATGCGGTGGTGCTGCTTGAACAGTCCACCGATCAGCTCACCGAAGAACGTCTTGCCTGAACCCTTGGAGCCTCGAAGCACCAGACCCACACCTACCTTGGCCTGCGGCTTCTGGATCATCTGCGCCACCCACCCCAAAATATAGTGCGCGTGTTCCTCGACCCCGCTGGCTATTACCTGCGTGACAAAGTCTAGGAAGGGCTTCATCTCGCCCTCTACCGGGCGGTAGCTCCAGCCTCGCCACAGGTTGTACTTGAGCAGCACCTCGTTGTCTGGCGCGAAGCAGATACCTGCCGGGTAAGTCCGGCGGTCTTCGTGCTTGAGCCATAGATCGACAAGGTTAACCATGCGCGGGTTACGGCCAGACTCGTCCAGCACCTCCCGGTTGGCGAACTCCTTCTTTAGATCCTCGGTCTTAAAGAGCATCACTTGGTCGCTGTCCAGCTCCTCGCGCAGCACACGGGCAGAGCCTTCGACTTGGACAAACGCCCAGTTACGCAGCATCGAGGGCAGCTCTTCCTCAACCACCTCGACGCTGTCTGACTTTTTTGCCTCGAACTTCAGCGAGGCCATAGTGACCTGACTGCCCGAGTAGTCTCCGAATGATTCCCACCGCTTGGCGCACTCGCCGTCCCGGTACTTGCTGCCCTGCGACGACCACGCATCCCACAGATATAGACCGTCAGTGTCGCCACCAAACTGATGATGCAGCGCAAAACCGACGCGCACCCAGTTGTCGTGGTGATCGTCGGGGTCGAGAACTTCTAGGATCTCGTTGATCTCCTCGGCGGTCATGTCCAGCGACGCCTTGAGGTTCATCAGGTGATCCTGCTCCTCGGCCTGCTGCCTGCTGCCCGGCTTCACTTCGACCCAGCCAAGCTCCGCTGCCTGCGCCTCAAAGAACTCGATGAATCTGCTTGCCTGCTCACTCGTCAGCTCCGGCAGATCGTCGTGGAACACGTCGGCCAGCGTCGGGCCAGACACCCACTCGTAGGGCTTGATGGTCTTGGGGTGTATCCCGTAGGCCACAAACTGCTGGCCCTTGCCAAGTATCTCTACCGCGTGACGCACACCCTCAGAGTCCTCAAACTCCGTCGAGCGCATCTTCTTGAAGCCTTCTTCATTGCGGAACGGCACGACGCACTTGGGGTTCTCACCGATGCG